TACAACGACATAAGGAGTCGAACATGGACGCAAAGAAAGCACTTAAATCACACATGGCCAAAGGCATGAAGTCTGCACATCCCGATGCTGCAGTTAAAAACATGCGAGCCGGTGGCAAAACGCCCACAAAGCTTGCCAAGGGCGGTAAGACCAATGAGATGATGATGCAGTATGGTCGCGGTATGGCCAAAGTTAAGAATCAGGGGAAGTAACATGGCCAAGATTAACAATCTACCCGCTTCTGCGTACGCCAAGCCCCACACCATGAGTGGTGCGCCTGTTGTTCCATCTACAAACCCCGGCATTCCCCCAAATCGCAGTAAAGCCGACACCGTTAATATGTCTATTGGCAATATCAGCAAAGCTGCTGGTAACGAAACCACTAAGACATCCGGTATCGTCACCCGTGGTAACGGCGCAGCGACCAAGGGAACTATGGCCAGAGGCCCGATGGCATGAATTACACGCAACTCAGCAACGCTATTCAAGCGTACACGGAGAACACGGAAGCAGATTTCGTGGCTAATATCCCCGTGTTCGTTCAGCAAGCTGAAGAGCGTATATTCAACTCGGTACAGTTTCCGTCTTTGCGCAGTAATGTGACAGGCGTAACCACAACAAACAACAAGTACTTGCAGTGCCCCACAGATTTTCTGGCGGTGTATTCTTTAGCTATTATTAGCGCCAATGGTGAGTACGAGTACTTGTTAAACAAAGACGTTAACTTTATCCGGCAGGCGTATCCACAGCCCACAGACACAGGGCTTCCTAGGTACTATGCTTTGTTTGGCCCACGTTCAGACAATCCGGCAGAGCTAACTTTTATCCTTGGCCCAACGCCAGACGCCGCATACGGGGCGGAACTGCACTATTTCTTTTATCCCCCTTCAATTGTTCAAAGCCCTGTGGCTACATTAGGGGCTATTACGGGCGGTAGTGCATACACAGCCGGTACATACTTTGATGTGCCTTTGACGGGCGGTTCTGGAAGCGGGGCACTAGCCACAATAACTGTTGCTGGCGGTGCAGTAACAGCCGTAACTGTTACAGATGGTGGCTTGCAGTATGGAGTCGCAAATACGCTGTCTGCTGCAGCAGCTAATATTGGTGGGACAGGTTCTGGTTTTTCCGTTCCTGTTGCTTCTGTAACTAACTCAGGCGGTACGTCTTGGCTAGGTGATAACTTTGACCCCGTGCTCTTGTACGCATCTTTGGTTGAGGCTTATACCTACATGAAGGGTGAGGCTGACATGATGGCTCTGTACAACCAGAAGTTCATGGAAGCTCTTGCGTTGGCCAAGCGTTTGGGTGATGGTATGGAGCGTCAAGACGCTTACCGTTCTGGTCAGTTCCGTCAGAAGGTAACTTGATATGTCGATTATCCAGACCCAGACCACCAGCTTTAAGGCGCAGTTGTACCAAGGTATTCATGACCTGACAACTGACGTTATTAAGATTGCCTTGTACACGGCTAGCGCAGATTTGAATGAAGATACAACTGTGTACAGTTCAACCAATGAAGTACCTAACACAGGCACTTACTTTGCTGGTGGGGCACAGTTGACTCCCATCACGGTATCGTCTTCTGGATACACAGCCTTTGTAGGCTTCCCCAACATCTCTTGGACAGGCGCAATCACCGCAAGATGTGCGTTGATTTACAACTCTACCCAAGGTAACAAATCCATAGCGGTGTTGGACTTCGGTTCTGACAAAACATCCGTTGGTACATTTACAATCACCATGCCCGCAAACACCGCTACGGCGGCTCTCATTCGTAGTTCTAATTAAGGAGTCATCATGACTATTGAAAAAACCAAAGCCACTGACGTTGTTTCTAGTGGTCTGACTTGTAACACCAAAGCCGGTGAGGACGCAAAGGCGACCGGTTTATTTGAAATCAAATGCCATGACAAAGATGGTAATTTGAAGTGGTCTGCCGAGTCTAAAAACTTGGTGGTTAACGCGGGTCTGGCATACATGGCGGGCACTGCTTTGACTTCAGTAACCCAGATTACTACTTGGTACTTAGGTTTGTACGGCGCTGGCGCTTCTAATACACCTGCGGCTGGCGACACAATGGCTTCCCATGCTGGCTGGACAGAAGTTACTGCTTACAGCAACGGAACCCGTGTGACTGCTACTTTTGTAACAGCTACAACCGCTGATCCCTCTGTAGTGACTAACTCAGCTTCTCCCGCAGTGTTTAACATCAACGGCACAACAACAGTTGGCGGTGCGTTTTTGACAAGCGACGATACTAAGGGTGGCACAACAGGAACATTGTTCTCTGCGGCTGACTTTGGCTCACCCGGTGACCGTTCTGTGGTGAACAGCGATACTTTATCTGTGACTTACACATTCAGCTTGGCGGCTTAATATGTCAGCGTGGGGTTCCGGCACATGGGGTGAAGGTGGCTGGGGCTTCACGGCTTTTTCAAGCACGGTTACTGAGACTGCAACAGGTACAGATGCGGTAGCAGCGGCACTCAGTGTCAGTGCTTCGGTTAGTGAGACTGCTACGGGAACAGATGCTGTATCAAGTTTGGTACAGGTCAACGCGGTGGTTACGGAAACGGCTACGGGTACAGACGCAATAAACGCAACGGCGGCATTTGGGTCTTCGGTCAGTGAAACAGGTACAGGTAGTGATGCAATAACAGCATTACTAACGTACAACCCAACCATAGCAGAGACAGCAACTGGGACGGATGAAGTATCGAGTGTTCCTGTGTACGCGGCTACAGTTGCAGAGACTGCGACAGGTACGGATGCTGTGGATTCTAGTTTTGTGTTGTTTGGTGATGTACAAGAAACAGCAACAGGGTCGGATGCCGTAGTAAGTAGTTTGTCGGTCAGTGCAGATATTACTGAGAGTGCAACGGGAACAGACGTTATAACGGGGTCAAACGGTGTTGGAGTTTCAGTCAGCGAGACAGCTACAGGGTCAGATGCCGTTGTTTCATTGCTTACATTAAGTTCTTCGGTTGCTGAGAGTGCGACGGGAACAGACGATATAGCAGGGTCAAACGGTGTTGGAGTTTCAGTGACTGAGACAACAACGGGTTCAGATGCGGTAGATGCGTTGCTTACACTGAGTTCTTTGGTTACCGAGAGCGCAACAGGCACGGATGCAATTACAACAACGGCAAGTTTGGGTGTAGCGGTAACAGAAACTGCAACGAGTGCGGATACATTGACGGCTGCGGCGGCGTTTATTGCCTCTATCAATGATTTGGCAACTGGAACAGATTCAATAACTGCACGGCCTTTCTGGGAAATAATTGATGACACGCAGAACGCAAACTGGCAAAATATTGGTAACACGCAAACGGCAGGTTGGGCTGCTGTTGCAACGAACTAGGAGTATTTAAATGGCTACAGGATATTCAACCAACCTAGAACTTGCACTGCCGGTACAGGGTGAGTTATCTGGTACATGGGGCAACACCGTTAACAACGGGATTACGCAGTATCTTGACACAGCCATTGCGGGTAGTCAGATCATCAGCGGTAGCCAGACTGCGGTTACGCTTACAAACACCAATGGCGACGCGTCAAATACCAATATTGCACAGGCTGGCAGTGGTGCTACTGGAACAGCGCAGTACCAAATTATTCGTTGCACCGGCAACCCCGCAAGCTTGTTGACAATCACAATAAGCGATTCGCTTACTGCTGGATACAGCAAGACCTTCATTATCATCAACGCTACATCTACGAGCCAGTCAGTAAAGATTGTTGGTAGCGGCCCTACTACAGGTATCACGGTTGCTTCTGGTGACAAGGCGCTGGTAGCGTGGAATGGTTCTGACTTCGTGCGCGTAGGCGCATCGGCTGGCGGCTCTGATACACAGGTTCAGTTCAACAGCGGTGGTAACTTGGCGGGTTCCGCCAACATGACCTTTAACGGCACAACACTGTCTGCGGCAGCTTTCTCTGGCCCTCTGAACGGAACGGTTGGTGCGACTACACCAAGCACGGTTGTAGCTACACAGGTCAACGTCACAGCCCAAGGCGATGTTCGCTTTGAAGACACAACAGGCGGTCAGTACGTAGCGCTGCAAGCCCCCGGCACAGTGGCGACAAACGTAACATTCACACTACCCGGCGCAGATGGTTCAGCCAATCAACTGCTTGCTACCAATGGTTCTGGGGTATTAAGTTTTGCAACTGTATCAAGCCCGGCTTATGCAAGCGGTGCGTTGATTGTTAACACAACCACAGTGGGGGAGAACTATACTGTACCCACAGGCTCTAACGCTTTCTCGGTTGGGCCAATCACAATTTCCAGCGGTTTTGCTATTACTGTTTCTTCCGGCCAACGCTGGGTTGTTTTATAAGGAAATACCATGAGTACGATTTCAGCAGGAACAACATCAGGCACGGCGCTAGTAAGCGCGGGCAATACTGACGGCACACTACAACTTCGTGTAAACGGCACAACGCCTTCTGTTACTTTAGCCGCTAACGGCGCTATTGGTGTTGGCTCTTCGCCTTCTTATGGTTCGTCAGGAGAAGTTTTAATTTCTGGCGGTTCAAGTACGGCTCCAGCTTGGGGCGCGGCTCCCGGTGCAACTTTTAATGAGTTTACTTCTACAGGCACTTGGACTAAACCATCTGGTGCAACTTTTGTAATGGTTGAATGTATTGGCGGTGGCGGTGGAGCCGGTTCTGGTCGCAGAAGCACTTCAGATAAAGGGGGCGGTAGTGGTGGTGGCGGTGGCTCGTATGCGTATCGGTTATTTAAAGCGTCTGATTTAACAAGCACGGTAACTGTAACGGTTGCCGCTGGTGGCACAGGGGGCGCGGCACAAACTTCCGATAGTACTAATGGTAATGATGGAACTAGCGGGGGTGATACTACATTTGGTTCGTACTTATCAGCTTTTGGTGGACAGTTTGGTAATGGTGGTGCAACTACAACTTCTTATGGCGGCAAAGGTGCTGGTGTTATGGGCACTTCAGGCCAACCACTTTCACGAGATGGCTCAAACGCCCCAATATATGGTCAATTTGGTGGTGGTAATGTTGTCAACGCCGCAGAAACTGGTAACCCTTCTGGTTTTGGCGGTGGTTCTGGCGGTGGCGGTATTGATACGTCTAGTCGCCCGGGTGGTTCTTCTTACCAAGGAGGCGCAGGTGGTGGTTCTGGTGGGGGCGCTGGCGGTGGAACTCCTCAAAATGGTGGCGAGGGTGGTTCAAATACTGGAAACACTGCTGGTGGTGGCGCGGCTGGTGCGGCTGCAGTATCGTCTACAAGCGCGGGGAGCGCGGGTGGTGCTGGTGCTTTCCGTCAAGGTGGCGGCGGTGGCGGTGGTGGTGGCAGTACATCTGGTGTGGGGGGCGCTGGCGGTGCGGGTGGTACTGGTGCTGGTGGCGGCGGTGGTGGCGCTGCAAATGCTGGATCAAATTCAGGCGCTGGTGGCAATGGCGGTAATGGCTTGTGCCGTGTCTACTCTTGGTAAGGAACAAATATGAGATATGCAATTATTGAAAACGGTGTAGTAATTAATGTAGTGATTGCTGACGCTGAATACGCTGCGCAACAAGGTTGGATCGCCTGCCCTGTAGCTGGCCCCGGTTGGACTTACGCTGACGGCGTATTCACTGCACCTGTTGTGGTAGAACCCGTAGTGCCACCCGCGCCAACCAAAGAAGAACTGCTTGCGCAACTTAATGCGCTATCAGCCCAAATTCAAGCATTGGAGTAAATCATGGCAATAGTTATTGATGGTAACAACACCCCCACGGCTGGTGGAATAGGCTACGGAGATGGGACTGAGCTTGCGTTTACTGCGGCTGGGACTTCTGGTCGGCCTGTAGTTTCGGGTGGTTCTGGAGCACCTACGTTCCGCCCCTACACATTGCCAGCCGCAGACGGTTCAGCAAACCAAGTATTACAAACTGACGGATCAGGTGCGTTGAGTTTTGCCACACCGGGTGGTGGTTTTACAGCAATGTCGGTTATTACGTCATCAGGCACTTTTACAATCCCTACTGGTAAAACTGTACTTAAAGTGACTGTTGTTGGCGCAGGTGGAGGTGGCACGGGCGTTAACTCGACAAACGCTGTTTCCACGGCAGGTGTTAGTGGTGGTTTTTCAAGAGTTGCATCTGGAACGCAAACTATTTCAAATATTGATGGTAATGGAGGCAGTGGCGGCGCAGTTACACAAAATCCATATTTTGGTAGTAGTGGTGGCAGTGCAACTGGCGGCGATTTAAATTTTACCGGGTCTGCGGGCGATACAGGGGTAACACCCGGTCAAGCATATTTTTCATCTGGTTCTGGTGGCTCATCTTTTTTTGGAGGAGGAGCCGCAAATGTTATTGGAAATTCAGCGGGAATTGCAGGCTCAAATTACGGTGGTGGTGGAAGCGGCGGCGCTAGATCAGGCAATATGCAAAGTGGCAGTGGCGGTGGTGGCGGTGGAACCGCTATTAAATACTTAACATCGCTGACACCGGGAAACACTTTAACCATAACCGTTGGAACAGGCGGGGCGGGTGGAGTTGATACGTCTACTGGTGGTGCTGGCGCAAATGGCGTTGTTGTTATCGAGTACTAAGGATTAAAAATGCCAAACTACGCAATCATTGAAAACGGAAAAGTTGTTAATACTGTTGTTGCCGAAGCTGACTACGCCACGACACAAGGGTGGGTAGCATTAACAAATGGTGGTATTGATTGGGACTACATTGATGGTCAGTTTATTGATAACCGCCCCACTCCTGAAGTAGTAGTACCACCCGAGCCTACCAAAGAACAACTGCTTGCCGAGTTGCAGGCTCTCACAGCAAAAATTAACGCACTGGGGTAACACATGGCAACAATACTTAACGCAGATACCGTCGTAGGCGGTGCGGTCGTCACTGGCGATGCTTCTGGTGTGTTAACGCTTCAAGGTGCGGGTAACACTGGGGTTAGTATCAGTTCAGCAGGTGTGCCTACGCTTACTACACCTGTACTTGGAACTCCAACAAGCGGAAATCTAAGCAACTGCACAGTGGACGGAACTGACGCCGTTGGTTTTAGGAATATTCCACAAAACAGTCAATCTGCTGCTTACACACTGGTTTTGGCTGATGCTGGCAAGCACATCTTTCACCCAGTTGGTGACAACAACGCAAGGACATTCACAATCCCTGCCAATAGCTCTGTGGCTTACCCCATCGGTACAGCAATTACATTTATCAACATGGCCGTGGCAAACGTCACGATTGCCATCACAACAGACACATTGGTTTTATCTTCCGCAGGTACAACAGGTTCACGAACTTTGGCAACAAACGGATCAGCAACCTGCATTAAGATCACCTCAACATCTTGGTTAATTTCAGGGAGTGGCCTCACATGAGCGGTGCTTTACAAGCCGTCTTTCAGAACCAACGGAGTTTTGCCCCACCTCCTATTCCGAATGGGCAAAACGCATACACAACCGCTGGAACATATACATGGGTTGCGCCAACTGATGTAACGGCTGTCTCTGTTGTTGCTGTTGGTGGCGGAGGCTCTGGTGGATTGAGTAACACATCACTACTTAAAGGTGGCGGTGGGGGTGGCGGTCTTGGTTACAAGAACAATATTACAGTCATTCCCGGAACGTCCTACACAGTTGTTGTTGGTGCTGGCGGTGTGTATGCATCTAGCACCAATGGTGGGGACAGTTATTTTATAAGCACAGGAACAATTGTTGGTAATGGTGGCACATCCAATATTGCTGGTGATCGAGGTGGGCAAAGCGGCGGCAGTTACACCGGGGACGGCGGAGGTCAAGGAGGCTCAGGCGGAACTTCCGCCATCATGAGCGGGAGCGCTTCGTTCAATATTGGCGCGGGTGGCGGGGCTGGAGGTTACGCGGGTAACGGCGGTAATGGTGGCGGTACTGCTTCCGCACAAAACGGAGCGGGTGGCGGGGGTGCTGGAGGATTTAGAGGAAGGTATGACAACGTTTACTTTTTCCGCGATGGCGCAGAAGGGGGTGGAGGTGTTGGCATCCTTGGGCAAGGCAGCAATGGTGTCGCTTCTGGCGGTGGTGGTTCTGGCGGCGCTAATGGCGGCAGTGGCTCAGGGTCGTCGCCTTACGGCGGTGGGGTTGGCGGCGCTTATGGTGGCGGCGGCGGTTCTACATCTACAAGTTCAAGCTCTGCTGCGGTGGGCGCTGGGGGCGTAGGCGCAGTTCGGATTATCTACGGCAACACGGGCGGCATCACGCGAGCCTTCCCCTCCACAAACACAGGAAACTTGTGATGCGGCTTTTTATACAAATTAAGAATGGCGCTCCTTTTGAGCATCCGATCTTAGAAGAGAATTTACGGGAAGCATTTCCTGATGTGGACTTAAACAATTTGCCGACAAACTTTGCTCTGTTTAATCGAGTCCCCATTCCTGAAGTCACCGTCTATGAAAAGTATCTTGGCGTGACTTATGAGTTTGTTAACAACTTTGTGACAGACATTCATCACGTTCGGGCAATGACGCAAGAAGAAATATTAGAAAAACAGAACGCTGTTAAAACAGTTTGGGCAAAAGAAGGTTATTTGTCTTGGGTTTTTGATGAAGCAGCTTGCAGTTTTAAACCGCCAATTGACTGCCCAGAAGATGGTAATTTTTATTACTGGGACGAGCCTACGTTGCAGTGGGTGAACTACAACATAACAACGGCTCGGGTCTAAAATGCAAACACAAGTTTCAATTGTCGATAACGTGTTCGTCAAGATGCACCAGTTCATCAACGTCGGTGATACACATCAAGGTCATGCCCATGTGTTTGATCACATCACTTTGTTGGCGGCGGGTTCCGTAACCATGAAGCATGACAATGGTGAGCAAGACTTTACTGCCCCTCACTTAATCGTGACGCCCAAAGGCGTGGTGCATCAGTTCATTGCCAAAGAGCCAAACACAATCTTTTGTTGCATCCACGCTATTCGTGACGGCAGTACGGTAGATGACGTAGCGTCGCAAGACATTACGCCAGAACAGGCATTTGAGTTGATGACTCATTACCCTTTAACTCAGGGCTAGTATGTGGGACTGGGCTGAAGCATTCATTGCGGCGGCCTGTATAGTGGCCTTCGTCATCTATGGCACGTACATAATTGCATGGACTTTGGTGTGATGAATGCGTTGGCTGTTGATGCTCTTTTTGGTGTTTCTACCGGGAGCCGCCAGCCAAGACAGGAAGACTGAATACCGCTGTGTGCGGTGGGCGTGGACGGGTGATGTTTATAACCGCAAAGTTGTTTGCCTACAGTGGGAAAAGGTTGTACGGAAATGATTGATCCGATCACGGCGCTAGAAGGATTGCAAACTGCAATCAGTGTCGTTAAAAAAGCGAGCAAAGTCGCTAGTGATCTGGCAGGTCTAACGCCGTCAATAGCCAAGCTTTTTGATGCAAAGAGCACCGCTACGAAAGCCATGCTTCATGCCAAGCGTACAGGCGGTAAGTCTAACCTTGGTGCGGCCCTGCAAATTGAGATGGCTTTGGATGAAGCCAAGCGGTTTGAAGAGCAGTTAAAAATGTTGTTCATGCAAGCTGGGCGCATAGATGTGTGGAATGCAACCAAAGCCCGTCAAGCTGAAATGGATAGGGATGATGCCAAAGAAATGGCGGCCTTACACGCTGAAGAAAAAAGGCGCAAAGAGGCTGAAGCCGAACAGATGCAATGGGCGGCTGCCATTGTTATTATTGTGATGTTTATTGGTGCTGTTGGTTGGGGTATTAATGAAGTCTCTGATCTGTGTGCTAGATCAAGGTGTGGGCGGTGAATGAGTACCAAAAGCAATTTGACCTTTTCCTTAAAGTCTTTGTGCGGTTGTGCATTGCATGGTGGGTGCTTGGACTGCTCCGCTTCCTGCCGGATGAGTTGGCGGGGAAAATTGTCGATAAACTACTCGGAATGATTGGACTGTAATGCTTTCACTATTTTCAACACTTGGCGGTCTGCTCATATCGGGCTTACCCAAACTACTGGACTTTTTCCAAAACAAGGCAGACCAAAAGCATGAATTGGCTCTTGCCCGTGTCCAAGTAGAACTACAGCTACAGATGATGGCGCAGGGCTTTGCTGCCCAAGAGCGCATGGAAGAGATTCGCACAGACCAGATTGCTATGGAAACAGACGCGCAGATGACTGTAGCGGCCTATGACCACGACAAGAAAATCATGGAAGAAGCCAGCCGTTGGGTGGTCAACTTTGTAGGTACTGTGCGCCCGATGGTCACCTACATCTTTGTACTGGAACTCTGCGCTATCAATGCTTGGATTGCCTATTACGTCTACAGCAACCCACGGCTTGTCTTGAGCATGGAAGACTTGATTCGCGTATCTGACATCATCTTCTCCACAGACGAGATGGCAATGCTTGGAGGCATCATTGGTTTCTGGTTTGGCTCACGTAGCTGGAGTAAGAAATGAAATTGGGCAAAGCTGGCGCTGATTTGATGCACCAGTGGGAGGGGTACCGCACTAAGCCGTACCTTTGCCCAGCCCATATCTGGACAATTGGTTATGGGCATGTCTTGTATCAAGATCAAATCCGCCTGCCTGTAGTCAGGGTGGAGGGTAAAGACACCCCCATGATTCGTAAAGAGATGCCACTGAAGCCGGAGGACAACCGTGTCTGGACTAAAGAAGAGATCGAGAAATTATTCGAGGATGACGTCGGCCCTACTGAACGTGGTGTTCTACGACTTGCTCCCGCTTTATCTGGTCGTCAAGGCGCTTTCGACGCGTGTGTCAGTTTTGCCT